ATGTTCTGCGAAGAAAAAGCGGCCCAAATGGCCGCATACTTGCTGCTTAGACGCGGCGGGCGCATGGCATATATTAAGCTGATGAAGCTTCTCTATTTGTCTGATCGTGAGTCGCTTATCACTTACGGTGATAGTATGACTGGTGATAAGGCTGTATCTATGAACAACGGCCCAGTATTGTCACAGACATATGATTTGTTGAAGTGTGGCGGTGATTCAGAGGAATCTCCATGGAACCAGTGGATTTCTGGGGAGCCAAACTACGAAGTAAGCCTTAAGAAGGGAGTTCGTGGGTTTGATGACGATGCATTTGATGAATTGAGTAAATCCGATATTAAAATATTGGATCATGTCTTTAATACGTTTGGACATTACAAACGTTTTGACCTATGTCTTAAGACTCACGACATGTGTCCTGAATGGCAAGACCCACACGGTTCTTCAATCCCAATTAATCCTAAAGATATTTTTAGGTCAGCTGGGAAAACTGAAGAAGAGGCAGAAAACTGCCTGCGCCATGTGAATGAACGCCATCAACTCAAGGAGTTCAGCTCACAACTGTCATGACGGATTATCAGCCATATAGAAAAGGTACAGTGCTTGCACCAACAGGACCTTGCGAACATCTCCATGTTGTTTGCAATGATCCTGTTTATCATCCTATAAATGGCTGTGAGTGTGTCTTAGTTGTTAATATCTCCAGTTGTAAGCCGGGCGTTGCATTTGACGACACATGTATTTTGCAGGCAGGAGACCATGCTTTTATAAAGCATGCTAGTTATGTGGTATATCGAGATGCTGTAATTTGGAAGGTTCCGAATGTAGCGGCAAGAATGCTTAGCGGTGAGATTTCCGCGCATAAAGATATGCCAGAAGGTACATTTCAACGAATTTTAAATGGTTTTGATATTTCAGAGCAGGTTATCCCGAAAAACCTGAAATTCTGGAAGGCCCATTGCCAATAAAAAACTAACTTAGTTTTATTCTTATCAAGCCTCGCCACTGTGCGGGGCTTTTTGCATTTAGCGTCATCCAAAACCAACCAACCGCACTCACACATCCTCTAGATGGGCATGGATACGGGTGACGCTATTCCCTACACACAATATAAGCGCCGTTCCCTGCGGGGAGGTGGATATGCGTATGCCATGGAAAAATGAACCAAACATCATTTCCATGCTTATTGCCTTTGGTATGACTCTCATCGGAGCCGTGGCCAGTTACTCATTCAAGGTTTTGAACGGTGAGGCATTTAGCTGGAGAACATTAGTACTACAGATAATTGTCTCCATCTTCTCAGGGATGATCATGATGATGGCTGCTTTGCATTATGGCTGGTCTGCTGAGGTGATTGGTGCCGCATGTGGCATGGCTGGTTGGTCTGGGGCCTCGTTAATTAAGGCCATTGAGCGCCGAATGTTAAACAAAGCATCTGGAGGCATTGATGCGAGCAAGTGAGAACGGCATCAACCTAATCAAACAATTTGAAGGCTGCCGATTAACTGCATATCAGGATAGCGTAGGTGTCTGGACTATTGGCTATGGCTGGACGCAACCGGTAGATGGAAAACCTGTTGGCAAGGGCATGACCATCACCCAGCAGAAAGCGGATGACCTATTAAAGCAAGGCGTCGTCCAGTACGAGGCAGGCGTGCATGGTCTGGTTACTGTGCAGCTCAATCAGAATCAGTACGATGCGCTCGTCGATTTCGCTTACAACCTCGGCGTTAACGCGCTGAAGGGCTCAACCCTGTTGAAGAAACTCAACGCTGGCGATTATTCCGGTGCAGCTAACGAGTTTACTAAGTGGAATAAAGCAGGCGGTAAAGAGTTGGCCGGTCTAACGCGGCGTCGTGAGGCAGAGAAGTCTCTGTTTCTGTCATGAGTAGAATCACTACCGCGCTGATCGCTGTCATCATCGCTCTGTTAGTTGGCATGTGGTACACGACAAGCAAGATGCAGTCACTTAGTTCCGAACTAAAAGCAATCACTCAGGTAGCCAATCAGCAGAAAGCAGACCTCGAAAACATCCAGCGGCAACGAGTACAGGCCGCTGAACTGGATATCAAAGTCACTCAGGAATTAGCAAATGCAAAAAGTGAAATTGAGCGTCTGCGTACTGACCTTGGTAACGGCAATAAGCGGCTGCGCATCGCGGCCAGTTGTCCAAAGCTGCCCGAAGCCTCCGCCACCACCGGCAAGCCTGATGCAACAGGCCCCCGACTCACTTCAGACGCTCAACAAAATTATTTACGTCTCAGAGAGCAATTAGTCACATCTGAAAAACAAATTCTTGGGCTTCAAGAATATATTCGTAAGGTGGTTTTTAATGAAGAGAGCCGAAGTAACAAATGAAATAGAAGCATATATCAGAGAGCATTTGGAAGTAGATTCCTGTGTTTCCTCAGGCTTGAAATGGAAGAAAGCACCAAAATTTAATGGTCATATGCTTGGTAAAGAAGCGGGAGTTAAAACTGCTGATGGCTACTACAGAGTAGGTGTAAAAAGACAGAAGCTTGCTACACATCGGGTAATTTGGTTTCTGCTGAACGGTGACTGGCCATGCTGCATTGACCATATAGATGGAAATCAAGCGAACAACTCTCATGAAAACTTGAGGGCTGTGACTCTTTCAGAAAATCAACATAATCGAATCTGCAGTGGCGTTAAGCATGACGTAAGGCGTGACATGTATAGCGCAAGAATCACTGTTTCTGGAAAGAGAATCGAGCTTGGGTCATTTAAGAGCCATAGTGAAGCCACTGAAGCGTACAAAGCTGCGAAAAGAAAACTTCACCCATCCGCACCGGATCGCTGTTACCAGTGAACTGACTCCGCTGAACGGGATTATCTCAGTCTCGTCGAACGAATCAGACAATCCGAAACAATGATTAACGGGTTACAGAGTTATATCCGCACCCAGTGCCAATAGAGGTGATACATGGCTGTATTCGATAGTAAGAATATTGATCGGCAATATGCAGAGATTATGAAAAGCCTTGCCGAGAAAGGCATTGTTGAAAGTGAGCAGATTAAAAAGGCCATTCGAGAAAATCGGCCTCGCACACAATAAGAGCATCAAACCCAATAGAGCCTCACTTCGGTGGGGCTTTTTTATATCTGCATTTCACCGCGCTTTCACCGCGCATCGTAAACCCCGAAACCATTCACAAAAGCGACCTCTGAGAACTCCATCGAAGCATGGTGCGATCGGGTATGGGCGTTCTGGTGAACAGAGGTTTCTTTTTTGAAGGTATTCGCCATGCAATATCCAACCGTAGTAGTAAATGGCATCCCAGTTCGTGTCGATAAAGAGGGGCGCTACAACCTGAATGATCTCCATGCGGCTGCTGTAGCAAATGGGGAGGCGACTGAATCACAAAGACCGGGCGTTTTTCTAAAAAGCAAACAGGTAAAGAGATTTGTTAAAGCTTTAAGCGATGCAACAAAAAGTGCATCGGTCAATGTCATTAAGGGTGGCCTGCAACAAGGTACGTGGGCACTGGAGTTGGTGGTCATCAGATACGCAGCATGGCTTAAGCCTGAATTTGAAATACGTGTATACAACACATTCCGCGACGCCATATTGAATGGTGTTAGCAATATGACTCGATTAAATCGTCTAGACCTGTTGATCGCCAGCGAATCGAAAGAAGTAAGCAAATGCGCAAAGACCATGAATAAGTGGGGCGTAGGCGGTCGTAAGAAACTACTTAATGGTGCTCGCGAAAGAATCATCGACCAAATGGATCCAGATATGGTCGCAATTATGCAAGGAAAATCATCATGAAAACAGTTATCGCATACACAGTTTCACTGCTACTTCTAATTTCCATGTCAGCAGGTGTCTTCTATCAGATTGAAGGGCTTGTCACTCTCGCTGTCGCTATCAACTGGATGCTCTGCATACTCGCTATTCCCATTGCTGTAATTATCGTAGTGGCGAGTGCCATGTATGAGAAATCAGGTGAAGAAACCAAGGTTAAGCTTGCAAAGCTTCTAGTGGATGCCGCAAAGAAAAAAACAGGGATTGCTCGCTTTATTGGCTGGGTGACTTTCATTGCAATGACATGTTTATACGCTTGGTCTGGATGGATAGTGACAGCCATTGTTTATGTGATGGCATCACTCATCATTAAGTTCGCTAGCTCGTTCGCAAGAGATGAAGTGGTGAAACATAACCTCGCATAGCCACTACAAAGCGTCTCAAGTAGGCGCTTGATAGTGTCACTGCTAAAGGGGTGATCCGATCTTGCTGACGGGTAAGCCGTAAGTCAGTTAGCACATCCGAGAGGCTGCGCGAGTCTGGCTAACCAAATCAAATTGCGTAGGGTTGTCGCAGCATCTCTGCATTAGCCATAACCAGTTCCTCTCCTGACTGATAGCGTACAGAGACATCAATAACGACCAATGCCGAGCGCCAGAAAGCGACTCTCATGGCGGTAACATGAACCGTGGCAGAAGAATCATGGAGCAATACAGTGTGTTTTCACTGAGAGCACACGATATTGCAGCATAAGTTCACATAGCGCCCGAGGGCGGATACTCACAAATCAGAGGAATGTTCGCTCATGGCTGATAAGTACAACGTCAAAGCAACAAAGAAAGACGGAACCACATACGAAGGCGTCATGACAACAAAAGAGCCAAGACTGGTTAACGGTCTATTTGCTATCTCGGAGCATGACGGCTCATGGACATACATTCAGCCGGATGAGTTGAGTGAAATCACATTCAAGCCGGTAGTGGAAGAAACTCAGGAGTAATCATGGCAGGTCTGACTGTGAAGCAAGAGGCTTTTTGTCAGGCATACATAGAAACTGGTAATGCCTCGGAGGCTTACCGTAAAGCGTATGCCGCCGAGAACATGAAGCCAGAAACGGTGAATCGTAAAGCAAAAGAGCTATACGACATCGGCAAGATTACGGCAAGGATTAAGGAATTACAGGGAGAGATCAAGCAGCGGCATGACGTTACAGTTGATTCTCTTCTGGCTGAGCTTGAAGAGGCAAGGCAAGCAGCGCTGGGTGCGGAAACGCCTCAGTCATCTGCTGCTGTTGCTGCCACTATGGGGAAAGCCAAATTAACTGGACTAGATAAGCAGGTTATCGAGTTGACAGGTCAGGGTGGCGGACCGGTAAGAGTTGTCACTATGTCACCTGAAGAGATAAAGCGGGTGATGGAGAATGACGACTGCTGATGATTTGATCCGAGCGAGAATGTGCGAGGCTGACGGTCTTTACTTCAGTAGATACTTTTTCAAACAGCGCACAGGCGGCAAGATGATTGTCGCACCACACCACAAAGTGATTCAGGAAACGCTAGACAGGGTTATAGACGGAGAGATTAAGCGCCTCATCATCAACGTTCCTCCCGGTTACACTAAAACAGAATTGGCAACCATCAACATGATGGGTCGCGGATTAGCTTTAAACAACCGCGCTCGATTCATGCATCTCTCATACTCACACAATCTGGCACTACTCAACTCATCAACAACACGAAATATGATTAAGTCACAGGCATATCAAGCCATGTGGCCAATGTCCTTGCGTGATGATGCAGACAGTAAAGCGATGTGGTGGACTGAGCACGGCGGCGGCGTCTATGCATCGTCAGCTGCTGGTCAGGTTACTGGCTTTCGAGCTGGGCATATGGAAGACGGCTGGCAGGGAGCGTTAATCATAGATGACCCTGTCAAACCAGATGATGCATACAGTGAAGTTGTTCGTGATGGTGTAAACAGTCGGTTCAACGAGACAATTAAATCTCGACTGGCCGTAGAAACGACGCCAATGATTGTCATCATGCAGCGCATCCACTATCACGATTTAAGTGGTTACTTGTTGCGAGGCGGATCTGGTGAGATGTGGCACCACCTCAACCTGCCAGTGATCATCGACAACTCTCAGGCATATCCTGAAGAAAATACCCATGGAATCCCAATTCAGCACGGATTACCTGATGGGTGGCTCTGGCCATTCAAACACAACGAATCTCATCGAGTATCCCTAGAGTCCCATCGACGAACATTCGAAGCGCAGTATATGCAAAATCCTCGCAGATTTAATTCTGAGGGGGCGCTCTGGAATGAAGGGATGATTAGCGCTGCCCATGCGCTGAATATTCATCGGGATCTTGCGCGGACTGTTGTGGCCATTGACCCGCAAGCAACAAATAGCGATGAGAGCGATGAAACGGGGATTGCAGTAGCAAGCTCTTACGGTGGCGGCGATGAGCGTCAGTATTCAGTAGATGCTGACTACAGCGGAAAGTACTCACCGAATGGGTGGGCTACAAAGGCCATGGAGGCCTACAAAACTCATGATGCAGACGCCATTGTTATCGAGACAAACCAAGGTGGAGATATGGCTGAGGACACACTTAAAAATGCCGGATTTAAAGGCAGGATAATTCGTGTCCATGCTAGCAAGGGAAAATACGCCAGAGCAGAGCCAATATCGGCGCTTTATGCACAAGGAAGAGTAGCCCACCGTGGCGGCCTGTATGTCATGGAAAACCAAATGATGGAGTATGTGCCATCGACAGCCAAAAAATCCCCTGACCGTTTAGACGCTTTAGTTTGGGCATTAACCGAACTTAGCGAGCCAGTTGTTGCTGGGATGATGATCCCAAGTCGCCTTCGTCGCAGATAGCCACCTCTCATTTTTAATTCGGACACAGCATGAACGAAAAACTAAAGCTAGCCGTCAACCATGCGTTGAACGAGGCAAGGAACGCGCGTGCCCGTATGGGGATGCTAAATCCAACGATGGGACTTGATGCAAAGCGAAGCTCAGCGTGGTGTGAGTATGGCTTCAAAGAGGACTTAATCTTTGATGACCTCTATAAGCTCTACCGGCGCGGCGGCATTGCATTTGGCGCAGTCAACAAGATCATCTCCCACTGCTGGAAGTCTAACCCGCAGATCATCGAGGGCGATAAATTCGATAAGGCTAAGAAAGCTACTGCTTGGGAAGGGAAGATTAAACCGGTATTCACTAACAGACTCTGGAATAGCTTTGCTGAGGCTGATAAGCGTCGATTGGTTGGCCGATGGTCTGGGATATTGCTTCACATCCGTGATAACAAGGCTTGGAATCAGCCTGTAGTTAAAGGTAAGGGGCTAAAAAAGGTAACTCCTGTATGGGCTGGTGCTTTAAAGCCTTACTCGCTGGATACTGATATCAACTCAATCACATACGGCCTACCCACTATGTGGGAATACACAGAACATCTATCAAATGGTGGGAGTCGTAGAGTCCAGATTCACCCTGATCGCGTGTTTATTCTTGGCGACTATTCCGACGATGCCATTGGATTCTTAGAGCCTTCATACAACGCTTTTGTCAGTCTTGAGAAGGTTGAGGGAGGCTCCGGAGAGTCATTCCTAAAGAATGCGGCAAGACAGCTGAATATTAACTTCGATAAGGAAATCAACTTCAACAGCCTTGCATCAATGTATGGCGTCAGTGTTGAAGAATTGCAGGATACGTTCAACGAGGTTGCTGTAGAGATAAACCGCGGTAACGATACAACGCTCACAACACAGGGAGCGGTAGTAACGCCGCTGGTGACCTCAGTAGCTGACCCATCACCAACCTATGACGTAAACCTCCAGACGGCAGCGGCAGGTGTTGATATTCCAGCCAAGGTTCTTGTTGGTATGCAAACTGGTGAGCGAGCAAGTACTGAAGACCAGAAGTATATGAATGCTCGCTGTCAGTCACGCAGAGAGCGAGAGCTTTCATACGACGTTGAAGATTTCACTGACAAGCTAATCGAACTGCAAATTATCGATCCGGTGTCAGAGAAAACAGTCATCTGGGACGACCTCAACGAACAGTCATCATCTGACAAGCTTGATAGCGCGACTAAAATGAGCGAAATCAACCAAAAGGCGGTATCCACTGGAGAGCCTGTTTTCTCTCGAGACGAGATTAGAGAGGCCGCTGGGTATGAATCAGATGAAAATGAACCACTAGGTGAGGAAATCGACGATGGCGAAGAAAGCAAAGTCGGCGATCCTACCCAGTAATAAACAGGATCCGACCGGAGTTGATAGGCTAGAACGTGGAGCCATGCGAGATTTTTCAAAGCGCATGAAGCTAATCACCAAAGGCTATATACAGATACTGAACCGAATCCCCGCATCACCCGCAGTTAACCAACGATACGCATTCCAACTAGACCAAGGCCTCCTATCCATGCTTCTACAGAATGGAGAGAGGATGGTGGATGAAATATTGCTTCAGGGTGGAGAGCTAAACCTGTGGTTCTTCGATCAGTATGTCGAGGTGGCATATCAGCGCGGAACTGCTCAAGAGTTTGCAAACCTATCCCAGCAATCACCGGCCTATGCCGCTGGGCAAAATAGCGTTCAAAGCATTCTGATGAGTGAGCCATACCAACTAAGGCTTGTATTGGTTCTGGCTCGCGAATTTGAAGAGATGAAGAACCTAAGTGCTCAAGTTAAAGCTGACATGGCTCGGATACTGACTGATGGCATAGGGCGCGGCCTTAATCCCAAAGAGGTTGCCAGAAACCTAACAACTCAAACTGGCATTGAGTCCCGTAGAGCCAATCGCATTGCCAGAACTGAAATCACTACGGCTTTAAGAAGAGCCCGTATGGATGAGGATGATGACGCCAAGGCCAACTACGGCATCCAAACAATGCAGCTTCACATCTCAGCGCTGAGTCCCACAACTCGCCGCACTCACGCAGCTAGGCATGGAAAACTCTACACAACGGATGAGCAGCGAGACTGGTGGTCTAGAGATGCAAACTCAATTAACTGCAAATGCTCCACTGTAGCCGTGCTGGTAGACGACAAAGGCGAGCCCTTATCAAACACCGTAATCGAACGAACGAGGAAGGAATACACCTCAATGAAGGCAAGAGGATTAACCGATGACAATGCAGGTTAACGTCACAACTAAGGTAAACAGTCAGTCTATCAGGCGTGAGAATTACAACGGCCGCGACCACCTGATCCTCCCCAGTTATACGCTGCCAGCAAACGTGGTTATGAATGGCGGACTATATCCAGAAAACGAAATTGATGCTCACTACACCGGCCTTGAGGGGACGCTGGCACCACTAGGACACCCAATGGTTAATGGGCAGTTTGTATCAGCATTCTCTCCTGAAGGGCTAAACATCGGCTACGTAGGGGCTTGGAACCGTAATGTTAAGAAGTCCGGCAACCGTATTTACTTAGAAAAGTGGGTAGATATCGGTAAGGCCGAGGAGTCAGAGGGTGGGCGAGAGCTTTTAGAGCGCGTAGCTGCGATTGAACGCGGAGAAGATGTTCCACCCATCCACACAAGTGTTGCTGTATTCCTCGATCAGGTTGAAGCAAACGAAGAACAAAAAGCGCTAGGCGCTGATTGGGTCGCCAAGATTAAAGCCATGGATCATGACGCAATCTTACTCCATGAAGTTGGTGCCGCAACGCCTGAACAGGGCGTCGGGCTAATGGTTAACGCTGACCTAGCGACGCCAATCAAAGCTAACTCTGGTGCATTGGTTGGCGAGTCATATCGCGAACGAGAAAACCGGCTAGACCGTGCGGTAAGAGACAAATTTGCATCTGGACCAGATGAATATGCGTGGGTTGCTGACTTCACTGACTCGCAAGTTGTGGTCGTCAGAAACGGCGGTAAGGCCGAGGTCTTCGGCTATAAAAGCGATGGTGGAAAAATCACCTTTGATGAAACCGGCTCACCGGTAGTCCGGCAAGAGTCTTGGGTGGCTGTTGCTGTTAATAAATTCAAATCATTCCTCAACCAGCAGGATAAACCTGCAACAAATACAAACCAAACGGAGGGCGACATGCCTTTAACCAAAGAAGAACTAGAGACAATCGGCAACATGATTGGTGAGGCAGTGGCGACTAATACCGAAAAGGCTATCAAGCCTCTTGCGGATAAGGTTGATGCTCTGCAAGCCAATCAAAAAGAGCTATCAGACTCTCTCACCGCAAACGCTCGAGCAGAAGAGACGACCAAGCGAGCGGCAGTGGCTAAAGTCCATGGCGAGATCGTAGCAAACGCACTGTCTGGTGAAGCATTGGACAGCATGTTTAAAAACTTGGGTGATGCGGCACCGCTGGCCGGAAACTCAGCCAACAACCCAGCAGAAACCGGCGCACCAGCTGCCGATCAATACTTCAAGTAAGAGGGGATTCAAATGGCTTCTCGCTATCGCCGTGTAAACATTGACGGCAAGTCTCTGTACAAAACCGAGACACGAACCACTGCCGCGGCATTATTGCCGGGTACCGCTGCAATTATCAATAGCTCTGGTAAGTTTGCTCAGGCAACAGCTTTAACCGGTCGAATCTACATTATCGACTGCGCCTATCACCAAGGTTTAGGCATTCGTGATGCTGTCCCATCAGGTGATTCTGCCGTAGGAAACTATGTAGAAGAAGGCCGCGAACTTGCACTCCTGTGTGTTGCAGGAGCCTATAAAAAAGACTCTCCGATCAAGCTTGGCTCTAATGGTCAATTTACTCTGGCAACCGCTGACACTGATTCAGTGATCGGCTACAGCCAAGATGAAGCAACTATTGCTGCAAGCTCTACTGATTTCATTCGCGTTCGTATGCGCGTTGGCACTGTTGCAGCGTCTGGCGCTGGCGCATAAGGAAGGATAAAACATGTATTTCTCTAAAGAGACATTGGCAGCAAACAGCCGCCTCGGCGGTCATTGGAATGAGTTGTGGGCTAACCGAAACATCTGGAACCAGCAGCAGAAAGGAATGATTGCAGCTAACCGCTCGGTAATGACGCCGGAGATGCTGGCATGCAATACGGTAAGTGGTTTTGCCCGAGAGTTCTGGGCTGAAATTGATAACCAGATTCTGCAAATGCGTGACCAAGAAGATGGTATGGAGATCATCAACGACCTAATGGGCGTTCAGACGATCTTACCGGTTGGTAAAACTGCGAAGCTTTACAATATGGTCGGTGAAATTGCTGATGACGTTTCAGTTAGTATTGATGGTCAAGCTCCGTTCTCCTTCGACCATACAGAATATAACAGTGACGGCGACCCGATCCCTGTGTTCACTGCCGGTTATGGTGTGAACTGGCGTCATGCGGCTGGCATGAACTCGGTAGGCATTGATCTGGTTCTTGACTCACAGCAGGCCAAGCTTCGCAAAGTTAATAAACGCCGTGTTGCCTATTATCTTTCTGGTGACGCAAACATTAAGGTGCAGGGATACCCAGCGCAAGGAATGAAGAACCACCGCCATACGCAGAAAATCAATCTTGGTTCTGGTTCTGGCGGTGCCAATATCGACTTAACCTCAGCAACTCAGGCCCAACTGATTGAGTTCTATGGTAAGGGTGCCTTTGGTTCAACTGCTCGCAAAAACAAAGTCGCGCAGTATGATATCCAGTGGGTTAGTCCTGAGATTTGGGCTAATTACGCTCAGCCATATGTAGTGAATGGCGTCATTACTGGTACTGTTTTGCAAGCTATTTTGCCGTTTGCACCAGTGAAAGAAGTACGACCAACCTTTGCATTATCTGGCAACGAGTTTATTGCATACCAACGTCGCCGCGACGTGATTTCTCCGCTGGTAGGCATGGCTCAGGGGGTAGTTCCTCTGCCGCGTCCGCTTCCAAACGTTAACTACAACTTCCAGATCATGTCCGCAGAAGGTCTGCAAATTACCGCAGATGATCAAGGTCTTTCTGGCGTGGTCTACGGCGCTAATCTGGCATAAGGGGGAATCATGGCTAAGTACGAAGTAGTTCGACCTTGGTTTGGCGTGAATGTTGGTGACGTAGTCGAGCTAGATAAATTACACCCAGCATTGAAGTCAAATGTCCGACTTATGCGCGGTGAAGCTGGCGGGGAATTAACCCCAGCAACGCCTGAGGCAACATCAGGCAAGGGAAAAAAGGCCAAAGAAGACTAAACGCCGCGAAAGCGGTTTTTTTATGCCCTGCATATGCGGGGCTTTTCCATTCTGGAGTCAACATGGTAACCATCGAACAAGCCAAAGAGTATTTGGATTCGGTCGGGATTACGCTTCCAGACTTCATCCTGCAAGCGCTTGTTGATCAAGCTAACAGCATTCAAGACTGCTTAGACTCCCATTATCCAGCATCTACGGCTCTGCTGATTCAGTTGTATTTGATTGGACTGATGGGGCTTGCTCAAGGGGATAAATATATCAGCTCCCAAACAGCGCCAAGCGGTGCCTCTCGTTCTTTCAGATATCAGTCATTCGCTGACCGCTGGAAAGGCTCGCTATCGCTTCTCACTGGGCTTGATAAGTTTGGTTGCACCAACGGTGTTCTGCCTCCTGATCCAACCGTATCAGCTTATGCTGGCATCTGGATTGGTAAGGGTGGCTGTATGTGTGGGAGCAAGTAATGATAGAAGCCAAAGAAATTGCAGATCTACTGAATAAGCTATTCATTCTTGATTCCGATGCAGCGGCTAAGTTAGTCGTCCATCACGTTGAATGTAGTGATGCGCTGGCGGGGGATGACGTTCCATTTGTCTGCTCAAGGTCGCGTGAAGGTGTGCTTAACATGGGCGTTGTCGGATTCGTTAACGCAATGGCTAAAACCGGCACTGGGTACGTAGCCGCTGTTTATGACGATGACAAAAATCTAACCGGATTCAAGGTTGTCGGTGGTGAATAATGTGGATCCTAATAACTGAAAGCCAGCCCAAGCCATTCGCCCGCGTATGGGTTCGCACCGATACCGGACGTGAAACCACCGGCTATGTGAATAGCTCCGGTGAGTGGGTGATTAACTGTAAGCGCATTCGTGATAGCGGAGCGAAGGTCGAGAGGTGGCGAGAATGACAAGAACTGGCGGCCTCTTAAAATATGACTCTCTATACGTTATGGGGGAGTCACTAAACGGCTACTTAATGCCAGCAAGACACACTAAACACCATGATGAAGGCTATCGCATGAGTGGTACGGTTAATGTGTCAATGGCGTTATCAATTGGAGTTTGTGATGAGCAGCGTAGCGAACTGGAGTTACACGGCACAAGCCACAGTCTGGCGCAGCCTCGGGACTGATGAGTGGAATAAGCCATCATTCGCCGCACCTATCACAATTGCATGCGACTACGGTGGTGACTCTAAACGCGGTAACGCTGATGTTGGCCGTGAGTTCGTGGTGAAAGATACCGTCTGGACTGAGTACGCTGAAGCCAAAGAGGGTGACTACCTGCTGATCGGAGTATCGACTGAGGCCAACCCTATCGACGCCGGCGCAGATGAGATTAAGCACATCATTCGTTATGCGGACACATTTGATCGCGTTGCTGATGATTATGCATTGATAACCGGAGTCTGATATGGGCGTTAAGGTGAAGGGTATCGCTAAGGCAAAAGCCAATATGAGTAGGCTTATTGGTGATATTCAGGGGAAAAAGGCTGTTCGGGCTGTGTACTCTGGCCTTTATGTGGGTATGGAGCTAACCGCGCTCTACACGCCGATCGGTGATACGTCAAATCTGATAAATAGCAGATACTCATTCGTTGATGTAAAGGGAACTAAGTTGATCGGCGAGGCTGGGTATACCGCTGGTTATGCACAGTACGTACACGACCCTAACGTTAAGCAAAATTTCAGGCGCTCCACGGCTAAGAAGGAATTCCTAAAACTTTCATTTGAGGAATCTCGGGCAAGGATTGATGCTGTAATGAAAAAGGAAATGAGCCTATGAATACTCCTGCTTTCATCAGCTTCATGAATTACTTAGAAATTAGTCACCTCACTGATGGTTATAAGTTACAGATGGTTCAGTGGGAGGAGCAACCAGATGACAAGGGAACCATGAAATATATGGTTTTCCAGCCTAATGGTGGCTCTGGACGAGTTTATGATATCGGGGCTGATGATACCGTAATGCTGACACTGGTTAGTGCTAAGAAGGATGCATTGCCAGTAATTGAAAGGTCACAAGAGATTTTGGATTACGTAACAGAACATCCAATCGATCCCTGTCTGAACTCAGTATTTAACCTTGGTGGGATACCTTCTCCGATCCCTACCCAAGCAGGAAGAGTAGTAGTTCGTCTATTATTCCGCTGCACAGCATAACCAAATTCAAAACTAACAGGCTGCCTTATGGCGGCCTTTTTTATTTACAACAAAAGAGGTAAGTCACCATGGCAGATTGCCAGAATGATTACGGGAAGTTAATTGGCCGCGTCGCTATTCTGCGTCTTGCCGAAGGCTGCCCAGATACAGTCCCAGAACAATCAGAGTTCGTACGCATGGGCGCTCTGACCACCAAGTCAATCGACTATTCAATGAACACTGTTACTTCTGAGGCTGATGACACGAAGGGTCTGGTTGAGAACCTTGTTACCAATATGGATCTGACGATCAGCTTTGACGGCGAGTGGCGTAAGCGCGATAAGCCAACTGACTTTGGCCCAATCAAACTATCCAAAGAGCTATTGGCAGAAACCAAATCTGGCCGCCAGCCGACTTACTGGGTTCAGTTTGATTTCACCGGTGAAGACGCCGTAGTTCTCCAAGGCTATATGGCTGCGACTTCATGGTCTGGCGAGTTCGGGGCATCTGATATCGCAACTTACTCCGGCGAGTTCAAGGTGGCTGACGCTGATACTGTCGAATATCTGGAAGAGGAAGTTCCTGTTACGGGTGTAACTGTCACTCCGACCAGTGGAAGTGTTGCCGTTGGCGCAACGACCACATTTACGGTAGATGTAGCCCCTGCTGGCGCAACCAACAAAGCCTACACGGTAACGTCATCAGCTCCATCAAAGGCGACGGCAACAATTTCTGGAACCACGGTAACCGTTACAGGCGTGGCGGCTGGTACGGCAAACATTACTGTCACCACAACCGACGGCGCAAAGTCTGCGGTTTACGCGGCAACAGTAACTGCTTAGTAAGCACTACAGAGGGTATCGATGATGCCCTCGATACTGCTCACAAGGAATTCACATGACACCGATCACCGACATTGGCGAAATGCTTATTTCAGACCGTGAGAGGGACTATTTCTTTCGGCCATCTCTCGTTGCTATGGCAAGAATCGGATCCCCGTCTGAAATAGTCGCTGCGCACGCAACCATGAATGGATTTGAGGTTTTTAGGCTAATTTCACAAGCTTCTGATGCATGGGGAAAGGTCCCTGAATGGCTGTTAAAAACAATAAAGACTCCCGTATATGGCCGCCCAGTATTGGCTACAGCAATGAGCATAATGCAGGCGTGCTGTGACGATGATTTAACCTCGCTGGTTGGAGAGTGGAGGCCCGGTAAAAAAGGTGTCGTCTACCGCAAAGGGAAGATGGGGATCGGGGAGATAATCATCATTGCGCGTGAGCTAATCGAGCATGGTGTTATCGGTAAGGCAAAGCTCAGAAAGCTACAAAAGCATGAAAGCAAAGATGAGTATTCATCAGAGTTTCGAGTGGTCGATTATATAAACGCGGCGCGGGCTCATTTCAACATGCCTAGAAGCGAAGCTGAACAGCTAACCATGACAGAGTTCCAGCTCATGCTTAAAGCTAAATACCCAGAAGAGAAAGGATTCACGAAGGAAGAGTATGACGCGGTGATCGACGCGGATGATAAACGAACGGCTGAATTGCTCTCTGGTCGCCGCAGACTGGTCAAGTCTAAGAAGTTACCGGCTAAGGCCGCTTAATGTCACAACCTGCTCCGGCAGGTTTTTTTATGTCTGGAGATCGTAATGGCAAGCGAGCAGGAAGTCGGGAATATTATTTACACCGTCCAGATGGATGTTGCTGGACTCATTGCCGCTCAGCAGAAAGTAAATGACCGTCTGGATAAGATGGATGGACAGTTTGCGAAAACCGGTAAGGCCGCGGATAGCACAAGTAAATCATTTGCATCGTTAACCAAAGTTGCTACTGCGTTGACTGCTGCGCTTTCGGTTCGTGAAATTGCAGCCTATGCAGATGCGTGGACAACGGTTAACAACAAGCTGGCCAACTCCGTTCGTGTAGGCGAGCAATTAACTTCTGTAACACAGCGGGTATTTGATATCTCTCAAAATACCCGCGCCAGTTTAGATGCTACCGCTTCACTCTATGCAAGGCTTGAAAGGGCAACGCGTAGTTATGGCACAAGTGCAGAGGATTTAACCCGTCTAACCACAATCATAAACCAAGGTTTTGTTGTTTCCGGCGCCACAGCTGAAGAGGCAAGCAATGCCGTAATTCAGTTATCTCAAGGGTTGGCGGCTGGTGCATTGCGTGGTGAAGAGTTTAACTCTGTAACAGAACAGGGGAGCCGACTGGCAAACGCGTTAGCTGATTCACTGGGCGTGGATATTGGGCAGCTTCGCGCAATGGCCGCCCAAGGACAGTTAACGACTGACGTTGTTGTTAATGGTCTTCTTTCGCAAGGTGACGCGATCGGTCGCGAGTTTTCCAACACGATTTCCACTATCGGTCAGTCTCTGACAATTGCTGGAAACAACTTAACCCAGTTTATTGGTAGTTCAACAACCGTCCGTGCTTCTGTCGCAATCTTCAATGATACGGTTGTTACCCTGAGTGAAAATCTTGACGCGGTATCCACTGTCGTGATCGCTGTTGCAGCTGTAATCGGCTCTCGATATGTCGCGGCTCTGACTATGGCGGCTGCGAGCCAGTTGAAGGTGGCTGCCACTGCGTTCACTGCGTCAACGAAGCTATCTGCTTTTGGTGCGGCGACTAGCTTTGCTAGCAAGGCATTATCTCTAGTTGGTGGCCCAGTTGGCTTTGCTACCCTCGCTGCATCGGCGATCTTTTTCTTCTACCAGAAGGCTCAGGAGGCTAAGAGAGCAGCGGCAGAATTGGCTGATGGTGTGAACGAACTCACTGGAAAGATGAAGGAGATGTCAGCAACAGAGCTAAATGCAACCATAGCTAAATTGCGGACAGCATTGCCAGAGCTAGGGGCAACATATGAAGATGCAGCCTCCTCTGTAGATACTCTAAAATCTAGACTAGCAAGTGCGCAGGAAAGTCTAGATAGCGCTAGCAAGGGATCTGCTAGATATGCTGAAGCAAACAGGCTTGTAACAAAATATACGAATGAATTAGCTATTGCAGAGGCTGATGCTGAGAAGGCCGGCACTAGGTTAAGCCAAACTAAAAGCGCCATCGTTATCGGCCAAGCCAACCTCAATGGCAACATGAAACAAGGTATAGATTTACTTCGCCGAGATGGTGAAGAAGCTGGCGTTGCGGCTGGCATGATGAACCAGTTAGGTAAGGCTATAGGATTTGCAGCCGGACAAAAAGAAAAGTTCAACGCGACGTCGCTAACTGTTCAACGTGATCCAAAGCAACAGCAAGTTCTCGACGACCTCTATAGTCAAAATGAATTGCTGTCAGAAACTAATCTTAGGAAACGCGAACAACTTAAGGTTGAACAGCAACTGAGAAAGTTAGGCGCCGATGATGAAACAATTCGCATCGCTCGGGAAAATGCTGGGGCTAACTTTGATTTGGCAGAGTCTCAAAAAGAGGTCGCTAAGGAGACTAAGGCCTCAGCAAAAGAGCAAACAGCGGCAGAGCGAGCGGAAGAGTCGCGCGCTAAAAAGCTGCAAGACTTATCTAATGAGATGGCTGTTGCAGCATTGAAGTCAAAGGGATTGAACAGAGAAGCAACCCAATTAGCAGCAGTTCAGGAACTTGGCGCCGGAGCTACTCAGGCTCAAATCCAACAAGCTCAACAGCAAGCAGGACAAATATTCGATATTCAGCAGCAAGCAGCAGATAAGAAAGCCGCTATAGATGCTGACTCGGCAGCAAAAGCCAAACAACAGCGTGACTTGGATAATGCCCAACTTGATCGACAGCTCAAAGCCGGTGACGTCACGTTTGAGCAATCTCAGCAGCGCCGCGCTCAAATTGCTGCGGATTACTCCAAGGCGATTGCCGATGCCAGCTCTCAAGCGGTAGTCACACCTCAGCAGCAACTCGCTGGACAGGTTGATCCGGTGCAGCAGCTCGCAAATGAGAATGCGCAAAAGCTTGCTCTTATTAAAGAGTACACAGCTCAGCGTGTAATCACAGAGGAGCAGGGACTGGCGCTGATGAATGCTGCCAACACTGAGTATGAAGCTCAAAGAACGGCGGCACAGTGGCAGTTGCTGAGCCAGCAAGGGTTGGGATATGACATGCTAACCAGCGCTGTAGATGCCTTCGCCGGCAATGCATCAAACGCAATCACTGGGCTTCTCACAGGAACAATGTCAGTTTCAGACGCTATGCGCTCGCTTGGTAGCACGATACTGAATAGCGTGATCAACTCATTGGTTCAGGTTGGTGTTGAAGCGCTCAAAAACTTCATTATCGGTCAGACGATGGGTACGGCGGCCAGTGCTGCATCGGTAGGGCAAGCTGCTGTTGTCGCTTCTGCTTGGGCTCCTGCCGCTGCAATGACATCGCTTGCAACTTTAGGCGCAAACTCCGTCCCAGCTGCTGCTGCGATAACAAGCACAGTAGGATTATCCAGCGGGCTAGCATTGGCCGGTATGCGTAAAAATGGCGGGCCAGTATCTGCTGGTTCTATGTATCGAGTGGGCGAAGGCGGAGCACCAGAGCTTCTGCAATCTGGCGGCAAGAACTACATGATCCCCGGTGACGGTGGGAAAGTGATTAGCAATGCTGACCTACAGACCGGTGGTAGTGGAGGCGTAATCGTATATAACAACATTCAAAACTACACTAGCGCAACTGTTGATAGCCAAGCCACAGTAAATGATGATGGCTCTGTTAACATACAGACCATCGTTGCAGATATAAGCAATGGTGGGCCTATTAGCCAATCAATATCAAGATATCATCAAGCTCCAAGGCGAGCGATTCAATAGCGAGGCAAGAATGGACAAACCCAAACAATCATGGAAATCAGCGTCATTAGAAGTCGGTAAAACAGTAAACATAGGTGTTAACAGAGTAATTAATTTTAAAATTACGACATCTGGTGGAACGGTGATTGAGGGGATTATTCCTGCCAATGAGTATTTGTCGATCACGAACGGTGGGGACATTACCGGCGCAGAGATGAATATTTATGATATTCCTGAAGGACCTAGTGAAGTCAGCTAACCCGCTTCGGCGGGTTTTTTATTGTCTGGAGATCATGAATGACAATTCCATATCCTGACTGGCTGCCACTGGCGCAGAAGTCTGACAAGAGTCCGGCGACGGATACCGGATTTAGAACAGATCAGCCACTTGTCGGTGCGCCAATCTTTCAGAAATTAACCGACGACCTGAAGACGTCATTCTCTCTCAAGTGGATATTCACGTTCACACAGCACCGAGCCTTCATGCAGTGGCTGCGCAGCCCGAACTATCTCGATAATTGTAACCAGTGGTTCTCCATGCGCTTGAATAACGGCACCGGAGATACTGGTATTGAATTGCAGGAGCTGCATTTCACGGCGTGGCCAACGTGGAATCAGACGGGAAATATTTTTACTTGGTCTGGAGATGTCATCTGCAGGAAGCTGAATAACGCTGATGATGATTTTGACGACATTATTATCGAGCTGCCACCTCCGTGGGATAGCTGGCTGGATATTATCGTCACTGGCTATCCTGATAACCGCGATCCGGAATCATTGCCTAGGGTGCCATAACAATGCCAACACTAAGAGAGTATCGGGCTCAGCGCCCGAACCGGATAATCTACGAGACTATTGAGTTTCATCATGTATCTTTCGGCAGCTTCTATCTAGTCAATAACCAAGTTTTCCCGAAGACGCTCGGCGGCGTGGAGTATAAGCCATGCCGATTCGAGCTATCTGAAAGCCAGCAAAGCAGCACACCAATCATCGATTCAACGATTAAGTTCAGTCGTTTGGCGCAGGACTTCAAGCAGCAACTTAAGGTCTGGCGTTCGTATAGTCGAATTGAACCGATCACAGTTACCTATCGGCTGTTTGACTCTAAAGACATGACAATAGCGATCAAAGAGTGGCAGCTGTACGTCAAAGACTGCTCACTTGATGCTGATAACGTCAACGTCTCTCTATCAATGACAAACCCGCTCAATACCAACGTGGCATTGCTGTATGACCCAGCAGAATGGCCCGGTCTCGAAATCGGATAAACCATGACTAAATCTGACTTTATCAAACGGATGATCGGCGTTCCGTGGGCTAACCGCGCTTGCTCGATTGAAACCTGTGACTGCTGGGGCCTTGTCGCGTTGTATTACCGGCATGTGCTTGGCAAAGAAGTACATCACAAGGCTGGGTATGAAAGTAACCGTGATTTCCTGACCTGCTATAGGGAAGAGGTAGTGTTTTGGCAGCGGGAACCAATCCCCATCGAGGATGGCATTTTTGTTGGCTATGTGGGGCGTAAAGCTGAGCATGTGGGGTTAGTGCTCAACGGTATGGCATTACATAGCAGAGGACTTAACGGCTCTGTGCGTCTCGACAAGCTGCGCGTAATTGAAAAGGTGTTCACTAAAGTGGAGTTTTATTCGTATGGCACTTCTAGAAATACAGCACTTGCCCGGAGTGCCGAAGGAGAGAGTTGAGTTGGCCAACGGCTCTAACTTTTATACTTGGTTAAAGCAACAGGACTTTGCCAAAGATATTGTGATTGTCATCAATGGCAAAGTGACAGATGAGGAAACAGAACTTTCATTTAAGTTAACAGAACTTCACCGCATCCAGATATTTGATCAGCCACAAAGTATCGTTAGCGACATTCTGAGTCCTGTTTTCAAACTCGTCACCAAGGTATTCTCATTCTTAGCTCCCAAGCCTTCTTTCTCGTCAGCAGCGGATAACAATGCTAAAGAGAGCCCAAACAATAAGCTGACCGGTCAAACAAATATCGCACGAACATATCAGGCACGCCCTGATATTTACGGGCAGGTTCGCTCTTTTCCAGACTTGAACCAGCAGTCTATGTTTGAGTTTACTGGCAACATCAAGTACGTCACAGAGTGGATGAATTTCGGGATCGGGCACTATACGATTGAGAGTGTGCGCTACTCAGAATCAAGCCTAGGTGCGATTGCTGGCTCTAGCTACCAATTTTATTCCCCTGGCACTGTCATCCCTGAAATAATCCAAGGCTTTGAGTTTGATGACGTAGACGGGCAGGAGGTATTGGGGCCAAATGAGAGCGGTAGTGAGCCTGTGGCCACTGCGACTACAAATGATGTGATATCAGGTACGCTAACAGGAACATCTGCCGCGATTAAAATCGTTCAATCATTTGACTTTAACTATTTCTTTGATATTCCAAAGCCGCTACCTGTTCAAGTCACGGCTAACGTGACGCGCCATTTAGCTGCGGGTGATGTGACTGCGGATATAACGTTTTCAGCGTCACTAGACTCAGTAGCAGAGTCTGACGACGGCGCTATTATCGACCCGACAGAATATTTCACATTTCAATTATCGGATATCAACAGCCCTGTAGAGATACCGGCAGGTTCAACAATCAACAATACGATATTCACGCTGACTGAAAACAAAGGGAATATCTCGGGGCCATACTTCGCGGCGATTGAAGGCGATGAGCTCTGGGTTCATATGCAGGCGCAACTCGGCACAGAAGCTATAGCCAGATTTGTATTGGATTATTGGGCTGTCGATGATGACAACAACATTATCTCACCGCTCTATACCTATACAGGAAATCTCTATAACGCGAGCGACAGCCGTTCTGATTATATCTATGGAACATTCAAGTTTACGCCGCCATTCGGTAAAGCGCGGTATGCATTCCAAGTGCGCAAGACAAATAACAGTTCTGACAGCAATCTTCTGCAAATAGCTGAGGCTCACTCAGTAACACGCCGCAAGAATGTCACCTACCCAAATGACACGCTGGTGAAAGTCACGGTACGCGCCACGGAGCAGGCCACCGGCTCACGTGATCGCAAATACAATGCACTCGTTACACGTCACACAATCAGCTATGACATCAACACTCGCACAGTTAACTACACGCTTAGGCCGTCGCGCAGCTTTGCTGATGCCGTCGCTCATGAATGGCTAGTGATAGGAAAGCAGCCAGAGGACACGATAGACCTGTATGAGCTGTATAGCATCTATCAGTCATTACCGGAACCGCGTCTTGGTTATTTCGACTACACGTTTGACGATGAGGATATCTCACTCGGTAACCGCATAGAGACAATTTGCAACGCGGCGCGAGTGATCGCGTACTGGGACGATGGCGTTCTGACGTTCGCCAGAGATGAGCGCAAAGAGTACCCGTCTGCTGTATTCAACCGCGCCAACATCGTCGCTGATGAGTACAAAATCAGCTATGACATGACGATGCCGGGTGGGTACGACGGCGTTGAAGTCGAGTATGTCAGTCCGAAGACAAACAAGAAAACCTACATCCGGTATCGAATTACTGACACAGGGATTGTCGAGCAAGCTGCCTTATCGCCGTTGAAGATATCGCTTAGTGGCTGTCGCAACGAGTACCAAGCAAAGGATAGGGCGCTACTGGAAGTTAACCGGCTGGTCAGCTCACGCATGAAGATGAACATGAAGACGCTGGCTGACGGTGAATATGTTTCGCCCGGCGAGATGATTGTTGTCGCGGATACTTACGATACAAACCAGCAAGCTGGCTATATTGTTGCGCGGAACGGCAATGACTTTGATACGAGCGAGCAGATTAATTTCGCTGGCGACATGTATGTCAGGGTAACCGATTCGATCGGCAACTCTACGGACAAAATCAGAGCTTATCCACGTACCGATACAAAGTTTGGATTCACCGCTGCGGTACCGAATATCACCCTCAACATTTTCGACGGCTACAACGTTCAATCCCCATCACGCTATGTCATCGCCACCACAGAAGAAATGGAGGCCATGCGCTGGCGAGTATCAGATAAGAAACCCAACTCTGACGGCACGTTTTCACTGACGTGTGACGAGTATTTCGACGCTAAACCAGACTATAACGCCTAACCCACACCAACTCTCAATAACCCAGCCATAGCGCTGGGTTTTTTTATGGAAAAATTATGGCTACCCAACCAACAAATCTGCCAGTACCAAGTGAATCGGCTCGCGATCTGAAATTTAACGCGGAGAAAATTGATGAGTTTGTAACATCACGTGAGCAAAAATATATTGACCGCTTTGGTGGTGAGCATTACACAATTGAAGGCATGCGCCAAATTGCGCAGCAGGCTATTTCAGCTTTTGGTTATATCACGATGGACTCATTTCAGGATGGAGCAACACTAACACTTCCTAATCAAATTTTACGCTGGAAACTACCAGATGGTGATGGTGAATATTATCGCTGGGATGGACCATTCCCCAAGGCTGTTCCTGCTGCATCAACACCAGAATCCACAGGCGGCATCGGTGCCGGTAAGTGGCTAGGGGTTGGCGATGCTTCTCTGAGAGCGAATCTTAACAATTATAGTGATGGAAATGGGGATGCTTTGATTGCTGTAAAGCAACCTTTTTCCGGCTCTAAGGAGATGAATCAACATGACTTTAACAAACTGTACATTAATATTATGCAGTTTGCTGGGGTTTATGGGGATGGCTCCGACCAAACAACCGGTATTCAAGCAGCTATTAATGCGGCTTCTGGTAACGTGCTTTATATAGGCAATGGTGTTTATGGAGTGTCTTACGCATTAAAAATACCAAGCAATACTCACATAGTCATGTCGCCGGGTGCTGTTATACGTCGATTGAGTGGGGGAGTAGATACCCTTCTTATTAATAACTCTGACGGTAGTATTGGCGGGTATCAAGCAAATACAAATATCTTCATCGAAGGTGGTACTATTGACGGAGGTGCCTCTCTTACAGCTAGCAACTGTAACTTACTTAACTTTGGGCACTGTTCTGATGTTAGGGTTAGCGGCGTTACCTTCATCAATCCCGGTGGTCGTTGGCACGCTATAGAAGTTAACGCTACTAAAGGGATCTTGATAGAGAGTTGCCTCTTCCAAACTGGTGGGCTCGATGAGTGGAATGGTGAGTGCATTCAACTTGATATTGCAGATTATGGTGGGTTCCCTTGGTTTGGCCCTTATGACGGTACGACATGTGCTGATGTTAAGATTGTTAACAATACTGTTACCGATTGGGCTTGCGCAGTTGGTATGCACACTACATTAAGCGGGACACAATCATACGGGTTATTAATTGAGGGTAACTCATTCTACACATCTAAGTCAGGTATCAAGCTCCTGAACTGGTCTGACGTTATTATCTCTAACAATAAGATCGAGTGGTTAGCGGCATCAGTACCGTCTACGCAGAACTCAAGCCGATACTTTGGTATCAGTTGTGAGGCGACTTATAACACTAAGTGCAGCAACATTCAAATATCAAACAACCACGTAAAACGCTCGCAGGTGAATGTAAAGACCCAAGACCATCGTGGTATTCAAGTTAGTTCTGCAAGTAATGGTGATAACTACGCCTCGACATTCTCTAACGTTGTAGTTACAGGTAACGTTATTGAGGGTGCGTTCCGTACGCATCTAAACTGCTCAATGATTTCAGATGCTATCATTGGTAATAACAAAGTAATGTCGATAGGATCTTTTGACCCAGCAGACACTACTGCTATAAACTTTGCTGGTATATCTTCATATGGCGTCATTCGTTCTGTTGTTACAGGGAACATTGTTGAAGGTTTTCAAATGTGGGTCAACTTCGGAAACAGAGGAACTGCATGTGAGTCTGCGATTGTTACAAACAATATAGTAAAAAATTCAAATGGAATATATGCACCAACTGGTAGTTTTTTACACCTTGTATTAGATAATAACATAACTTATTAATTTCAATAAAGCCAAGGTGTTATATATTAATAACCTCTTGGCTTTTATTGTGATTTTAAAAATACTAACTATTTTCTTCTTAAGAAAGGATATTCTACATACTTAAAAGTTAATGAGCATATAATGCAAATAGCCAAGCAACATAGTGACATTAATGAAAGAGAAACAAAATCAGAGGCGTGGTAATTAGCAAAAAATAAGCTAAGAAATTTTGTAACTAAAAATATAATCAATATGTGAATTAGATATATGCTATAACTTATCTCACCCATAAATGACAATGCTTTTGACTTTAGCATACTTGGTGATGATAAAACTACAACAGGGAAAAAGAAAGACATAAAAACAAACCTAATATATCCATACTTATCAACAACTAAAAAAGAACTGTATAAAATAATTATTGCTGAAAAAATAAATATAACATTTGCATGCTTTTTTAACAAATTAACCAAGATGTGTTTTTCATTTAGAAAAGCAGTTACACCACCTATTATAAAGTAAATCCAAGCATTGAATGAATAGATGTAAAGAGATGCAGCTGCAAATATAAATATAAACAAAGTCGATATTAAAAATGATCTCCTAGTTGAAATTGCAGCACATAGTGCAGGAAGCGCTATATAAAACTTAATTTCATATGGTAAAGTCCATAATATAGAAGTCAAATGACTTAAATTCTCACCAGTTAGTATATAATCACTACCCATCAGACCTAATGTTAACATCTTAAACGACTGGATTGAGAAATTAACATCAACCTTATTTACTATAAACAATGATATTGTAATAAGTAACAAAAAGAACAATACGTATAATGGAACTAATCTTTTTATTCTGGATAGAAAGAAATTATTCCAATTTATATTCTTATCTGTTAATGCTTTTCTAGTGAATAAGAAACCAGTTATGCAGAAGAAAATCTGCACTCCTATAGCTCCTAGATTTGCATTGTATTGATGATAGGTAAGTACATTATCATTAATGAACCCAACTTGGGATATTCTCCAACTATGCGCACAAACAACTAAAACTGCGGCTAGTCCTCTTAACCCATCTATATGTTTAAATCTACTAGTGGAAGAAGAAAGATGCGGAAGGATGTTTGCTTTTGAGAGAATAGAGCAGTATATGAAAAATGATATAATTATGGTAGCAGTTAACATATGTGATTGTCGCCGATTAAGAGTCATTTCTATCGCATTGATAGTACCATCAGGTGTTTTGTTGATCCATTTCAAAAGATGGTACCCTCACTTATGAGGGCACCATCTGGCTGGGTTAGTGCTTAACATCCCTAATGTATGGGAGTATTCTCTGCCAGTTCTGCGAGATGCGCTGCTGATTTTCAATGTGCATGGATTCACGCGCTAGAGCTTTCTGTGCATTGTTTAGCGTATAGTTGAACTCGTGTCCAATATCGTAAAAGCGACCAGCATACTTTGATCCGAGGTCTACCAGTATGGGGTAGAGTTTCCTAGCGTCAGTTCGCATTTTGTCTGCCGTGCTCCACAAGTAACACAGGGAACAGAATTCTTCGTCTGACAGGGTGATCGTATGAGTTTGTGGTTTTAATGGGGCTACTTCTTGGCTATTTGCTTTCTGGCTGAAATAGCAATCTTCCAACTTCTCGAACACTTCCCACGCCTGATCTGTTTCCAGCATCTTTGCATGTCTAGCTGCGCCGCGTTCTGTCCATAAAGTTAACTTCGGAGTTCGCTTGTCTACTTGGTGACTTGAAGTCACCGAGTTCTTAAGTTCACGTAATTGCTCGCCTTTTATCAGAAAGTAATGCTTACCTTCGACAAAGCGATCTTTGTTCCTGCTGTAATTTTTTTTAATGTTAGCGGTGTCAGTGCCATAGAGATTGGCTAGAAGTTCGGTTGTTACGACCGGTATTTGATTGTGAGTAATCGTGGAAAGGGTATCTATGGAAATGTGAGTGGTCAT